CCAATTTGAGTACCATTTAAAAATAGTTTTGCTACATTAGAACTAACAGAAACAGCGATATGAAACCATTGATTATTAGTAACTGTACCACCAGACCTAGAATATTCAGTTCCACTAGTTGCAACCCTAGTAGCAAATGCTGCAGATGTTCCACTTAAATATAGTGCGTTATAACCATAAGAAGCAACATTAGCTGCATTACATATATAGATGTATTGCGTTCCACTTAAAGCTAATGGGTAAACCCACGCCTCCATAGTGTATGTACTACCTTGTAAATACATCCCATCAGTAGTAGATGTAAATGCTCTGGTAAGGCTATCCCCCGTACCATCAAAATACCCACTACCACCTACTGTCGTAGTGCTATAAGCAGCAGTAGGAGCAAATGGAGAGAAGGCTTGGATGGATGGTGTGCCGCCTACAGTTACAGTCTTAGCTAAAACTTGCGTATTTGTATCAATAAAACGATTACTTTGTGAAGTTAATAGTTTTGTATTAGTAACATCTGTAAGTGGTATAGTGCTTGGCGTAAAGTTTGAAGTGTAAACAGCCGTACCATTAACTATCCGAGCATTTGATATATAACCAACCCAATATTGCCCCGCATAATTTCCAGAACGACCAACAGAAACAACAGAAGAAAGATTTCTAAATGTTCCAGAAATTGATTGCGGAGTTCCAACAGAAGTACCGTTTACATATAAACTTAATGTTCCAGCATTATTTACAGCAGCGACATGAATCCATGTATTTCGTGTAACTGCTGTCGGCGCGCTTACTGTGTAAGCTGTCGGCGTTGAGCTTGACCAAACAACTCTAAGTTCGTTAGATGCGCCTAATCCAATAAGAAAATTAACATCACCAGCAGAAGTCTGAGAACCCATAATGTTCTGAACCCCGCTGCCTCCTGTGCTATATACCCAAGCCTCCATCGTCCAGCTTGTGCCACTAGCTAAATCTAAATCTGTTGAATCAGGGACACTTATCCAACTACTTCCATCAAAATAGTTACCCCATCCCGTTTGACTAAACGGCGTAAATGTTCCCTGCGTCGTATTACCATTTCTAGTAATCGTAAAGTTATTGCTAGACGAGTCTAAGAACGTGTTGTTCTGTGCGCCGTTAGTGCTAGTAGTGTTAAGCAATAACGTAACCAAATTAAAATAGGCATCCGTTACCGCAGTAGTTACGGCTTGAATGCCTTGAATAATTTTTGTATAAGCAAACATTAACGCTCCTTATACAAAGTAGTTTTGAGAAGCTGTGCCGTACCAGTTAGCGCCATCTGAACTAAAAGCAATAATATCCATACGACTTGCTGTGTTTGTAATAGTTGGAGCTGTATTGCCGGGAAATTTAACGCCTGTAAATGTTCCGGTAAAGTTTCCAGCGCCAGACTTAATTAACACTAAGAAAGACTTGCCAGCGGCAACTGTAGGCATAGTAAACGTACAGTTTGCAGTCAACGTAACTGTTTGAATTGTTCCGTTAGACAATGCAATTGTCTGCGTGGTTGACGAGTTACCGATAGCAACAACACTTTCCGTGTAGCCAGTATATGTGCCATTAGATAGCGTTAAGTTACCTACGCTAGTAGTTGTACTTCCTAAAGTAATAGTTGCATTACCAAGGGTAGCTGTACTGTTAGCTAAGAAATTATTAGGTAGCGTTGTAGATACGCTAGTAATAGATACGTTAGCAAACGTCATGTTGTTTAGCGTGGTAACGGTATTACCAAGCTGAACAGCCGTGTTACCAATCGTAATTGGAGTAGCAAAGTTGTTATCAAGTTGAGATAACGGGATTGATGTCGTTGCATTCGCAAAAGTATTTGGCACTGGCATTTTAGAACCTCGTTCTTAATTCATGTTCAAATTGGAAACCGTTAATAATAAATGGTGTTGATATGCTATTAACGGTTATACCTATGTATTTACCCCACATTTCAGCGTCAGACTTATACAAATAATAACCAGCGCCAGATGAAGATGAGCCTAACCATCCAATAATTTCGCTTAAATTATTTGTCCAGCTTATTTCATTTCCTAAATTATTGATCCATTCAATAGTGTTTCCAAACGTAATAACTGGAGATTGAGCTGATTCAGAATCTACATAAGCATTCATTGTTGTAGGTGATGTGCCTAACGTGGCTTCAATACCTATTTTTAATGCTTGCTTATCCCGAATAGGATCGCCCATAGCGTCCAATGCGGTTTCTAAAACAATATCTACCGGAACAGTTGCATCACCATATAACTCAACAAAATTGCTTCCCCCTGTGCCAAACAATTTAATCTTACCGCCAGTGGCAATAGGGGATACCAAAATAATGGTATTTTGATTAGAAAAAAACCATTTCTTTTCAAAAAATATTGCCTGTATATAACGGTACGTTCCAGAGTCGTTATATCGTATGTTGAATGCTGCACATAATATGTTATTTAGCAACACCTGACCAGCCGTGACTCTAGCTGTAGTAAAGTCTATGTCAGGAAATACACCGTCAAGCGGATCAGAAATCTTTGATGTGGTCGAACCAACAAGCGCATAAACGCCATACTCATTCATAAACAACACAGAACGGAAGTACGGGAATATGGCGTACTGCAAACGCGATCCTACAGAAGCACTAATGTTGGTATTTGTAAATAATGTAATACCAGCATCCGTTACACGAACGTCTGAGAACACGTTAATACTGTCTTCACCAAAGATATACAAAAAGTTATTAGCGGAAAGCAACTGAGTAATATTGCTTCGCAAAGTTGCGTCTGCAATGGTAAATACACCAGAAGACAAGCTAACAAAATCAGAATATGAGCCAGCAGCCGAGTAACTTATAGAGCGCCCTTGAGCCACCCAAGCCCGTCCTGAGAACGTCTGGATACCAGTAACAGGATTAGTGTTAATAATCGCTCTAGCGGCTGCATTTGAGCCTCCACCGCCACTAATGGTTACAGTGATATTGGCTGAATTCGTATAGCCAGTACCATTGTTGGTCATAATCACTTGGATTAGCTGACCACCCGCCAAAATAGCTGTACCAGCAGCGTTTGTACCGCCACCACCACTGATAGTAACCGTAGTATTAGCAGCGTTTATATAGCCAGTTCCACCGTTAGTCACCAATACAGTGACCGTACCCGTCTTAAACGTAGTAACACCGGCAATTGCCGTTGCATTTGCTCCACCACCACCAGAGATAGTTACTGTGGGTGATGTTGTATAACCAGTTCCAGCTTCAGTAATGGCAATGCCAGTAACTACGTTAGCAGTCAAAATAGCTTCTGCTTGAGCCTGTATGCCGCCTGTTTCATTGGGCGCAGAAATAACTATTGAAGGCGTAGTGGTGTATGCAGCACCACCATTGGTAATTCCTATGAATCCAACAGAACCAATAGATACAAGATTAGTACCATCCCAACTATAAACACCGTTATTAGGATCACCAATTAAAACGCGCTCATCCTTGTATTGCGTTATGTTGATCCTAGAATTAGAAAAAGTGCTAGCAATGGCAACATTTCCTTTTGTGTTTGTCTCAACATCAACATACTCACAACGACCATCTTCTTGAAATCCAAGTTGATAATCTTTGTTGTTAATGTTTGCGGAAAGCAATGCTGTAACTACGTTGCCAAACGTCACTGCAGTATTTTTTTCTCCCGCTACTGTCTTAATATTTGCGTATCCAATGGGCATGGCATTCTCTAGCCATGAAAACTCACCATCTTCTAGGGCGGTACGGTTTGCTTTCGTGTTTACGCCACGAAATTGCTTAATTACTTTGTACGATTTTTTTTGTTCAGCCGCAGCCATAATTAAAATGGACTGCCATAAGGGTTAGGAATACGCCGTGTCATGGTAGTTGCCAGAACACTGCGAACTTCTTGTGTGTACTGTTGCTTGTAGATTTCAGATTCGCCATAACTCTGTTCTTTAAACTTCGCTTTGTGTGCGGCGTAAAAAGCAACAGGCGTTGTGTATGGTTCGCCAATAATATCAACCTCAGAACCAGAAACAAGGTCTTCTGGCAGGACAACCGTATCCATTTCAATCGTATATACCTGATCTGGAACAGGAGAGATAAATGCTGTTTTTTGTCCGTAAACGCTGAACGCTACTGGCCTACCTATGTAGTTCTGCCAATAACGTAGCTGAGCATTGAACTGAGTCCAAGGCAAATATTGCAAAGGAATACGACTATTTCCCCAATAAAGGTTGATATTTAGAATATCAATCGTATTTACACTGTCAGGGAACGCTACGTAATTTAGTTTTTCGCAATTACCAGCATATTGCAATGTGGCAGTTCCGCTAGTAAACGGTGTTGTTGGGGGATACACGTTATTCGATGCCGGGTAAGGTGGCGCTGTATCTCCCAAAATACCAGCTACAGTTACTTTGTAGATAAAGATATTTGAAAATACGTAATCATCTACGGCAACAGTAGCGCCAGCAGTCCAAGCAACTGGATTTGCTCCACCCGCTACGGGTGACATTGGCGTTTGTGATATTTGGATTTTTCTTAGGCAACCAGTATCCCTAACTGTTTGCTTACGGGCTTCATTGATGTAGTCCGTTAGCTCAGAGTCAGAGTAAAAGTTCCCGTTGGCATCGTGCAGCAGCCTACGAACTTCCGTGATGTAACCGGATAAAGTTGCCATTTAATTGCCATAACTAAGCGGCTTTTTCGACTTTTCTCCCCACCCCCCGTAAAGGGATAGGCGGGGGTACTTGGTCAATCGCCGGGGATAGGGAGCGATCCTGTACTGGCTTGGATTCGGTAATGCTAAATTTTGCAAGAATTTCCAACCCGCTAGGAATGTCATTCTTTGTTTTAGCAAAACCGAGTCTAGCCAAAAAAGGTTCCTTGTTTTCAGAACCATAACCAAATATGTGACGGGCAATTTCTACGGGTACTTCAACAGATTCGTCCACAGGGAACGTATATGTCTTATACGCATATTCATCGACAATGGGCTTATCCCACTTGTTAGTCACATATACAGTCATCATAGAGTTACCACATCACCATAAACAACAATGTCGCAAGTTCCACCGGATACTGCGGCAGGTACGTTGACATACAACGAACCAGACGAGTAAACAGTAGTAGCAGCGCCAGCAGCAAGAGTTAAGTCTTGGTACGTAGAAGTGCTAGTTACGTTGCTAAGCGTTGTAAGCGATGCAACCGCATTTGAAACATTACCATCGTTAGAGGTGGTAACAGTAACATTTGCGGCTGCAATCGACTTGCTTGCATTAGCTACCGTAATCCTGCGAACAATGTATGAACTTGCACCAACAATAGGGATTTGGACAACGGCATTAGCGACTGTACCGACATTAACGGTTACAGCACGACCAAGGCCAAAGTTACCAAAGCTATTGGGATACAACGAACCTACATGGTTAGCATTCATGTTGGCTCCTTATGCGTAAGTCTCACTAACCGCTTGACCCTGATTCACTTGGAACAGAGTAATGGTCGGTGTACCAGCAAGAACATTAGCGCGAATGTTTACGCCATCAGCGATGAAGTAGCCACCAGTATTATTGGCAACTACAACTGCATACGAAGCATTACTGATGTTGCCAGTAGTATTCGTATTCAGTTCGATAGTGACGTTAGCAGTTGGAGCAATGTAATAATCGCCAGCAGGGATAGTTGCTGTTGCGTTACCCAAGGCATAAGCCTGAAGAAATGCACCAGCAGCGTTAGTTGCTGAACCAGCTACGAGGATTTTACTAGACATGACTATTTCTCCTTACAATGTGAGCGAGTTATAGCCTGTCACCTTGGTCATGGATTTGGGCTTAGTGTTGACCAGTTCAGCGATCATCAGCACAGCACCAACATAACCAATCTGCCAGTTAGGAAGTGTCGATTCAAAACCTGTAAAGACAAACGAACCCTGCTCATGAATATAGAGCGACAGGTAGTTGCTGTTCAGGAAGTAAACCGTTCCTTCGGGGCAGTACGGATCAGGATAAATAGGAACGCCAGCAACCATCAAAGCGCGGAAGCCAGACTGAGGGCCATTTGCATCGCCATCAAAACCGGAACCCGGTGTTAAGACGTATTGCTCTTGACCGACATAATCTTGTGCCAGCAACGTCCAAGTACCAAAGCCGCATACGCCAAACGTAGGCACTTCTGCGCCATTTTTGACTGTACCGGAAATGTACTGAAGGATGTTCTGACGAGTTGGGTTTACAGAACCAGCAGCATACTGCTTCGACTTCCACCAAGTATAGGTAGAACGATCAATATTGCCGTAAGTTCCCGAATCAGACACAGCAGCAGGTAAACCTGTGAACTGCTGAGTGTTTGTCGTGTTGTTGTACAGTGATGTAGCCATCGCATCCATCATCACGTTAGTCGCGTCATTCATACGCGCTTCGATCAAAGGAATAACGGCTGCATCTTGCTGGACTGCTCCTTCCATACCAAGGAACGGTACTGGTGCAATCATCAGCTTCAGGTTGAATTCAGCGTTGTAAGCACCCTGCTGGACAGAAGGCTGAGCGAACGAGCCGCTGTAGTCTGACCATTGAGCGTTTACGAACTGAGAACCCTGAACAGGTACAGTTACAGAGGAAACACCACCAGAAGCAGACTGACTGTTAGCAATCAGTGCCGCCATGAGCGGAGTCGAGTTATAAAGTTGTACTACAAGCTTCGGGATAAATGCCCTACGGGTAACGTAGGTCAACTCAGTAAATTGAGTGGAACCCGAAGCCGGAAGAATGCCGCCACCAATAGGCATAATCTATCTCCGATCTAAAAACATCCCCTACTTAAATTACAACCCTAATGGTTTAGGATTGCGCCGTAACTCCGATAATGCTTTTGCTGCCTCATTACGCGCACCTTGAATTGGATTCTTCCAGTACGCAGACAAGTCAAACTTGCCAATCGCAGATGGATTATATCCAGTTGGTGTCGGTGCAGCGGATTGATTCATGTATTTCCAGTAATCAGCAGCAACTTCGTGGTTAGTAATGCCTTTTTCTAGCATCATTTTCTCCACTTCTTCAATCTGCTCGTCGCTATCAACCAAGCCTTTTTCTTTTAGCTTGCTGCGGCGCTTGTTCAATTCCTCCATCGCATCTCTTTGCTGGAGTCTTGCTTCAAGGTGAGCAACTCGGTCATTTGCTTTCTGAACAGCGGAATTGGTTGAATCTTCAATTTCGAGTTCAGGAATCGGCATATCTGGCTTAGCTTCTTTTGTTAAACGCAAGAAAGCTTTACGAGTTTTTGGATTCTCGGCAAGTTGACGAGCTAAAAGAGCCAGTTCATCACGGGCTTCATAGCTAAGGTCTTCAAGTGACATAGGTTATCCCCTTTAATAAACAATAAAAAAGCGCATCAGATAATGCGCTTGCCGCCCGGCTTTTCAACAGCCATGCGATTTTTAACACCAGTTGCAGCGGCGTTCTTCAAACCACCCATTTGCGAGAAACGAGGTGTGTTGACGATCTGACCATTCTGCTGTGTGTTATCAGTTGGGTTGCGAGGTGCAGCAGCACCACGGGGTTTAAACAAATCCATAGTGATTTCTCCAAAAATTATGACATCATGCCGGGAACTGCTGGCGCAGCAGCCATTGCTTTGCCTTCAGGTGTAGCACCCCCTGCTTGCGGCAAGGTTTGCAACATTTGTAAAATTTCAGACTTCTTAAGTTCTTCCATACCGTCAGAGCTTTTGCCTGTCAGGTCGGATAATACTTTAATTGCTGAAATAACTTTCTTACCTTCTTCTGAATCAGAGCCAATAGCTGGTAGTGCGCGTTTAATCAAATCCATCGCCAACCCAAGATTAACCATTGCTCCCTCTTTTGAACCCATTTTAGGTTCTGGAGTGGACATGGGTGCTGCCATTGGGGATGCGGATTCTTCGGTTTCGACTTCTTCTTGCTCGCCTTCTTCCATTTCTGGAGCTTCAGGAGCTGGTTTTTCTCCCTTTTGCTGCTCCATGAGGCGCATAACTTCTTCAGATGATACAGCCATAATAACTCCGTATGAAATTTGGCAATAGAAATAAACAAATTAGAAAGCTTTGTCAAGTTTTATTATCGTTTCATGCGCCCATAAGAGCCTCTATTTGGGCTTCGTTCCTGATATGTGCCCAAACGCTGAACTCGATACTCTAAATTTGGCCCTTTTTCTTCCTGCCTTAATGTTTCGGAGGTAACTCTAGGCTGATCCGCTTTTGATGTGGTTTCTACGCCATTTGGGTTCATGCTACCTCCTGTAAATTGGGTGGAGAGCTAGGTTTAGGCTGCTGTTGTTGCTGTTGCTGCAACATAGCCATTTCTTCCTGTTTTGCTTTGTTAGTCTTCAATTTTTCTTTAAGAAGTTGCTTCATAGGCGGTTCTAGCAAGTCTAACAGACCTTCTTGGTCAATAGCGCCAGCTTGATGCAGACTAAACGCCAAGTTTCTCAAGTCTTCTGTGAAGATTGGGCTATTGCTATGAGCGTCAACTTTTACGATAAAGTCATCCGTAAATTGTTCAGGAATAAAATCATTACCATCATCGTCTTTCAACATGATTGGCTGGTATTTTTGAATGCACTTTAAGTAAAGCGTTGCCACTTTCTCAAGAGCGTCCTCAATAATCAATGCTCGTTTCTTTGCTCTGGAGCTTCCGAGTCTTGATAACGATTCAGCATGAGATTTGGAACGCACTCCCGCTTCACCTCGACCAGCCAACACGGGAGTAATACCGCTTGCTTCTGCAAACATTGAGTCCACTTCTCGGATGACTTCGAAAAGATCGTTTGGAATGTTTGGCGCAAGACGTTCGACCTTTGCACTTGGCATATCGCTAGAAAGCAAACCGCCAGCGCGATTAAGTGCAAAATTCTTTTCATCCAAAATACCGTTAAAGCCCATTAATGCAGTTGGTGGAGAGACTTGCTTATTAAGCAGATCAAGAATCTCGCCCATGCGTTTATTGCGTACATCTTGCAAGAACACCAATCGCTGAACTTCACTCTGACCCCAATAATAATCATACTGAGGATTAGGGCAGAACTGGATGAATGGCAACTCGCCTTTCAGGAACATCTTTTCGCCCGGACGGTCATAAATAATAACGTCTGGATCAGCGATAGTTACGCACTGGTAGTCACCAATCTCGTCATTGAATACCCATAGCTCGTGCATCTCAACCGTGTCTTCAGCAACTCTAGCTTTGTAGCGATTCATGCCTGACAAGTCTAGGTTGACATTACCCATTAGGCTTGGGCTTGCCTGAGACATAATGATTCGATCTATGCCTTCGGGAACATCGCTAGACTGTTCGTGGAATGACGTAGTTACACGCTTTAAAATGCTGTCGCGTTTAGGGTGAGAGTACAGTCTGGAATACAAGTCAGACTTTGTAATGTAGTAGGTATGAACTAACGCTTCTTGTCTGTCTGTGTACGGTGTGTCTTCACGCAAGACACCAATCGCACCGGGATCAACCATGTAAGGATTCAAACTTCCACCGGGGCCAATGATTAGCTTGGTGTAAGACGTGTTGTAGCACAGCGACCAGAGCAAAACATTAGAGCAAACCTGATCCGTATTTGAGCGCAGCCAATCATCGTTCAATAGGTTTTGCATGGGGCGAATTTTTTTCTGTTCGCCAACCTGTACAGCAGCACCTAAGTTAATGGTGAAGCGCGTTGTCTCGGCAGAATATAAAAAGCTGCTGAGCTGATCTATGTGCGGATAAATTTTGTTAAAGATTGCTGGCGCGTCTTCGGGGCCAGAACCAAAAAGAAAGTAAGAACGCAGCGCGGAATAATCAGCCTTGCGTTCTTCTCTTGAGACTAAACATTTTCCGATGAGATCAATGTAGAACTGTTCTCTTTGTAGAGGCTCTGACGGAATTCTCATTTTTTATCCAATGATAAATTGTCTTGGTCTTGCATATAACTCGCAGGACGGGGTGGTGTCAAGTTCCCAACTTGGTTTGGCATGATGCCAACTTGCTCACCAGCAACGGACGGGAACATATTTCCCCTCAATAAGTTGCTCATCTCAAGTTTACCACCTGCGCCACCCCATATAGCAGCATCTCCTGCGCGTGGTTCGCGTGGAGGTTCAGGCACACCCTTCGGATTTGGCTTGTTATTGCGTGAATAGTACCCTGCCTGACTGTCACCCTCTCTTGCAGACTTGATATTTGTCATGTTGAAGTCGAGAGCAAGCTGATCTAGCGTCTTGTCGTTGTGTTTTGTGGTGTCAGACTTCATTCCTACTGGCTGCAAGAACACCATTTGGACGTTTTCAGTGCATCCATCAGGGCAAACAGGCTCCCAAGCCTCGAAAAACCCGTGTAAATCGCATTTATAATCGTGCATAACACTCATATCTATCTCCCCTTAATTTGCTCATCTAAACGATAATCTGAGTAATCTAACCTGTTTTTAAGCCCTAATTTGAGCTTGATGCCACCATTTTCTACCTGCAAACCATATCCACGGACAATAACGGGCTTGGGTTTCTTCCTCCACTCAATCCATTTCTGTCCAAACCTAATCATTACTGCTACTTCACCATTTTTCCACGCTAAATACGCCTTGGAAACCCGTCTTTGCACCAATTCCGTCATGTTTGCCCGGTCGTAGAAAAAAATATCGTCCATTCTGGACTTATCTACACCTGACAACTCGTAAAACAGGCGCATAGGTATCCCGCGCTTCTTGTCTGCGCGAAATCGCCTCATTATTTGCTTTAATTCCTCTTTGGGAATGATGTAATCGTCATTGCTGTCCATACACTCCTATCCTTTTAAGGTAGTCAGATACGGTTCTACCCACAACAATCTGCTCTGGTGTGCTGTCTTCCTGCGTTCTGCTGACATGTCGAGTAATTTTCTGTGCAATCAAGCGAGGCTGAAGCTGTTCAGCAAAGGCCGCGCAAGCCAAAGCACTTGCCATCACGCGATCATCCTTGTTTCTGCCTGACGCAATGATAGAGCCGCCATCACGCACGATGGTTTTCATCTCGTCAATAAGATCAGTAGAGACAATCGTTATCATCCCGCGCTCAAAGTAGTCTTTCATGTAAGAAAGCATACGTTCTTTGCTGGACGCTGTAGTTAGCCAGCCAATAGAGTTAGACAAACCACCCATCGTGTCGTTACGCCGCCAGATGTAGTTGCTCATTGAACCCAATACGTCCATCAGTTGATGTCCAGTTTTGCCGCCCAACGCTGCTGCTTGACGCTTCAAGTTACGTAACTCGTTAATGACTGCCTGACCGGGGCCATTTACTTCCAAGTTTAGCGTTGAGTTTTTGTACGCACCAGCTAGGTGGGCAATCACCCACGCGAACTGGTAGGTGTTCATCTCTGGTGTAGCAAACTCCGCAACCTGATCCATACCGTCAGCGTAGCAACGGTACACTTGTATGCAAAAGCGATCAGCCCAATCAGAGCTGCCATAGGCAGGATCAGCGCCAATGACATAAAAAGCTGTATCAATGGGTTCCTCCCATATCTTCAAGGTTGACATTCTGTCTGTAGATTTCAGCACCTCTGTATCTACAAAGTTAGCACCCATGCTGTAGCGGTAGTGGTCGCACTTAATCTGCTTAGCTATCTTCATAGCATCCGTACAACGGGCGTTAGAGAAGAAGCTAGTACCCGTCATGATGAAGGCGTAGTCTTCAGTAGGAGGAAACTCCTGATACATCAACGCATCGTCTTTAATACCTTCGTAGAGCTTCCAGCGCCACCAAGCAATCTGCCGCGAATTGATCTCTACGTTGTAGAGCTTTTTAATATCTCGCGTCCATTCCTTTTCTTCAGGTGTTAGCTTCCCATCCCAATACACTTTGTAGAGGTTAGAGTCACCCGGCACAGTGTAGAGTTGGTTACGCCACCAGCCGCAGAAGATAGCGTGTTGAGAACGTGCGCGTTTAGCAGTCGTGTACATATCGTGAAACATATTAAATCCACGCGCTGTTGACTCAAAGATATACAGACGCTTCTCGTTGGTTTCAGCGAGCGAGGCCAAGAGTGACGCTAAGCCTTCTTCATCGCCCCACGAAGACGTTTCTGTTCCGTGAAGGAATGTGATGCCCTTGCCACGACCAAGACTTCCTTTCGCTCTAAGCCCTGCGACTTGATAAAAGATTCGACTTCTGTTTTTGAGCGCAAGCGAGTTTCTGTTGTGTGAGAGTATGGGTATCTTGTACTCTTTTGGTAAACCATCCATATAGGCCGTGAGTGTTCCTTTGAACATGTCTCGGTTTTCTTCAGTATCAGTGACCAGTGTTCCATTAAGTCCATTGTTTAAGTAGTGCCAGTAGAGGTCGAGGGCGAGAGAAATAGTGGTAATGCCAAGTTGTCGGCCTTTCAAAATAACAAAGAAGTGAATGTTATCTTTCAAGCCCTGCGCTATTTCTTCCATTACGTAGGTTTGCGTACCTAATAAATTATCTAGGTTACGCAATCCTTGTTCTTTTGTCTCAATCTTTAACTGAGAACAAAATTTGTAAAACTGATTGAGATTAAAATTCATGTCAGTTAGTTTGAGTTATACGAAGTAACACGGCGGTCTGTTTCTTTTTTATTCTCTACAGACATATAAATAATTTTGCGCTTCTTATCTCTTTGTGACTTTATTGCTAGATCGGCGTTGCTGTCAGTGTAGGTATCTGTGTCTGCAAAGTCTTTCATAGGTGGTTGCTTAGCAGGTACGCCACAACCGGGGCAGAACCGTTTAATTTGGTCTGCAAAGGCTGTTATAGGTTGTTGTTGCCATCCTTCTTCTACGGGAAGGCCGTGGTCTTCATTACGCGCTAGATCAAACGCTGCGGCTACTTCACAAAAGTAAGCGCGTAGCTCACCTTTGTTTTGGACAACAGAAGCAGACCACTCACGGTTAATATCGCAGTTACCAATCTTTTCCCACATTTCATCTTCTGAGTACAAGTCTTTAACTGCGGTCAGTAGTGGGGCATGGTCAGAGTGACCAGAATAGTTCCACACAACTGCACCACCTCTAGCTGCTTGTTGTGCAAAATCGTTCATTACGGATTCTGCGCGTTCAGCGCCATGTGTGTTGAGATTAAATGTGCCAAAAGTATCTAAGCAAAGCTGACGATGTTTAAAATAATTATTTGTCCACAGCCCACGTTGTAATTTGTTAGGTATTTCTTCTACGAAGACTTTGCAGAGTTCTTCAAAGTGTCTGTGCATACAGGGATTGCCGCCAATCATAGCGATAATTCCGTAAAAACCTTTTAAGCTACGCAAAGCAGCTCTGAAATTATCAGGAGTCATCTCCCAATGGGTATCTTGGTTTTCTAATAAGCGTGTACAGTTAGAGCAAGCAAGGTCGCACTTGTTGGTTACGTCTATGCAAATAATGTGCATATTGGCTGGGCCACGCATAGTTGCAATTGTTTTGTCTGCAATACTCATGCTTTGCTCCACGGTAGTTTGTTTTGGTGTTTGGCTAGGTTCTTGATGTTCCCCTGAAAAAACATAGGTTTTAAATCTCTGTTTGGGTTTAGGCGGTAGTTGACTGTGTACTTTCCGCTTGCTCCATAAGGAATGTTGTTTTGCTTTAACACTGCCCATACGTACCTATCTCCGATCATCAGCTCCCCTGTTGTCTGATACCAGCATGGTGCTAATCCTGTAGCTAGATCGCGTTTCATCAAATAACAATTTAAATCTATAAGGTCAGCATGATGTCCTAAACTTTCGCAGTCATCATTTGCCCAAAACGTGCCATCGGGTTCCACAAGCTTACGTAGGCTGTAGGCGTAGGGTTTATCTTCAATAGCTTCCACAAGGCTTTCTATGTGGTTAGGATCAATCCAATTATCGTCATCTAGCCAGCAGATGTAATCTTCCGTAACAAGGTAAGCAGAGGCTGCAACAATGCCGCCGTTCATCATGCCATTTAACCCTGTAGGTTTTGGCAACACAACAATATTGGTGTAGTTATCAAAACGTGGAAGTTCATGCTGACCATCAACAAAGATGTAGTGGTTACACGGGTAAGTTTGTTTCTTTACTGATTCTATCGTCTGCAACAACGACTCTCTGCCTGTAGTGGCAGTAACTACTGCAATAGATTTCATTTCTTTCTTCTTTCCCCGTCAAAGTTATCCAGATTCCAGTTGGCAATACGAAGCCTTGCTTCTTTGTCTTTAGCAACACGCAGAAGCTCATCCACTATCTCTGGCCTGTACACTTCTCTCCACCCGCGTACTAACTCTATCTTCTCAGCAGGTTTGATAGCCTTTATTGCTCTGTTCATCTCATTTTTCAAGATACGTCTGGAGAGCAATAGCTCATCCTTGTACTTATCCTGCGTATCGCTCACCTTCGTAGAGTTCTCCATTTAGCACCTTCTTCATTCTCGACAACTCAGATAGACATTCTGCCAACAGGCCAGCAGAACGGGCTTGCTGCCGCCGTAACTCCATCACCAGCTCAGCATGGTTCATACGACGAACCTCTTGCCAGTAGTCATCTGCTTCCATATCCACATAGTCTTCATGCAACTCTATGACATTACTCATGTTTGCCTCCCTTTAATTCCCTACGTAGCTTTCTAATCTCAGCTATTAACGCCTTGTGATAAATGAACATCTTGTGTAAATGCCTAGCCCACGTGGTATAGCCACCCAACTCCATAGCCGTTACAACATCAGGCGTATCCGAAAACCACTCAGCCTTTCTCACGACATCTAATTCTTTAGGTGTCTTCACTCCGACCTCCACACACGTATGCCATCACCTTCACGACGAGCAATAAACTTCATGTTCAACTTCTTACCCGCCCTCCAATTACCGTTCAGCACCACTTGCATCTGCACACCCTCTACATAAAAGCTCTGCCCAACCCCCATCTCCGCATACGGATAACGCCTAACTACCCTCGCACCCGGCATAGGTACAGCATCATCAATAATAACTCCCATATCCTCACCTCTATCCATATCAATACCTCCTAACCATAATCATATATTACTTATGGACGAAAAAAAACCCCATCACAAGGACGGGGCTAAATGACTACGCCAAGTGAGGGGAGACGCAGTCAACACACAAGGAAAATCAAGATTGTTGGTACTCACAGCCTTCAAGCAAAACCATCTCCGACTTCACCATATACCCATAAGTACCAACACGGCTGAGGACTGCACATCCCTTCCCCCGACTTTTGTCGTTCGTGCGCCTATCCGGTTTCCCGAAGGGGCAGGATGCAAGCTGGCCTTTCCAATCCTCATGCGTCTTGGAACTGTAAAGCTAAAACAACCACACTGCAAAGTTAAAGTCGGTACTCGCTGCATCTGTTTGATCTGGCAGCTTATGGAACTACAACAGCATCCGCTTTCCCAACACAACTGAAGACTGCGCCCTTACGAGGCCGCTTAGTCACTAAGGACACTCCGCTGATCTCACTACCTTTGTCATGACTCTCCAGTAGCAAGCCAATCTTCATGTGTGTTGAGGCTAGTAGCGCCAACTACTAACCCCGGATACTGCAAGCCAAGTTAAGGAGGTTTGGCAAAGAAAGAATACCAGAAACACGGAAAACAGTAAATTATCTATGGATTTCTAAGTGATGTTCTTTACATAACCATACAACATCCAAAGGACGCGAATAATCAGGATGATGGCCCTCAACCTTTTCAGAGCCACAAACATGGCAAGGAGTCTTTAAAACCTTACCTGTCTTTATGGCATACCTCAAAGCATCCTTAACCCTCATCCTGTCTTTATTCTTTTGCCACCAATTTTTCTTTTTCTTGGTCATGTATCCCGGATTGGCAGCAGCCCATTCTCGTTGATATGCGGCTCGGTCTTCCGTTTTCCGTTTCCAACCGTCCGGGCGAGAAGCATTAGCCTTTGCTAAGCGATCCTTTGCGTAAGCAGACAAACAAGCCTTACACCAGTTATTCAAGCCATCTTCTTTAGCCCGGTTCACCGAGAAATCAGTCGGCTCTTTACGCTTGCCACAACGACCGCAATCCTTCATGGCATATCCTTCCCTAGAAAACTATATTCTATAGTACCTAGAAAAAAATATGTTCATCACCACGCAAATTTCTTTGGGGCGGGAGCGGGATAGGGCACGCAACAATCAAGGTCAAGACCCATCAACAGTGGCAAAAAGACAAGTAGAAGGATAACAACAGAAAGCGACAACCCTTTTCCCTTTTGACTAGCGTTTAAAACGATTCTAAGCACTAGCCAAGCGGTTAAACGTAGGGAAGGGTAGTCAACCCCCTACCCATTATGCTTATCGTCTAGGGACGATGAGAGAGCGCCTACCTTGCCTTTTCCCCTATTGCAGATTACACAACTACTATAT